TATCTGAGGCCGCAACTGGTCTAGGTTCGTCCGTGTAAGCAAGTTTAAACTTAAATATCAATTCAAATAAACGGGCATAAAAGGCATTTTTCAGCACTCGTTTACTTTCCAACCTACCAGCACTTTGAGCAGCGGAAAACTCTTTAGCTACTTTGCTTGTGGCGGTGGAATCTTTTCTACCTTGGAAACTGTCTGTGATGCCTATCTCCTGCCGCGCCTCCTCATAGACTTGGCTTAAATAGCCTAAGTCCTGACTGACATCACATTTAATATCAATAGCCTTAATCATACTCATATCAGCCGCATTGCCCGGACGAATAATCTTTAATTCACCGTCGCCTATCTCAATAGAACAATCATCCGGCAAGGACAAATAAGAACCACCGGCCATTAGTTTTTCATTGATTTTCTGTGACAGCGTAGAAGTAGTGTTTTGTTGATCTTCTACCTTATCAACATCGGACTCACCCAGTAATTGACCGAATACAGAAACATTCTTTTGCAGTATGATCGGGAATACATCGGGTTTATAGTAGGGTATCTTCGTCGGCTCAGTCTCAGTAATAGCCTGGCCTAGTTCGTCATATGTCTGCGCTCCGGGGATAATGTTCTCACCGTTATTTATCGCTATCGGTTCATGTACTTCCTCGTATTCCTCCGGCTGTGATTCCCATTTAGTACCGCCGCAGTATGGGCAAGCGCCTTTACCTTTTTTGTGTTTCTCGCCCGCTTCAGCAAAGGGTATGTTTCCGTCTAAACTTGGCTGGTCTAAAGGCTCAACATCTGTAGGTTCAACAGCTCCGCATTGTACACAGCGTCTTAATCTTCGCGCCTGATAGTCCTCTAAATCCTCTAGCTGTACGTCATTAACCCAACTATATAAACCTATACCGCCGTTATCATTGCGGTAATAGGCTATGCATTGCGTTACCAGATCATCGGCTGGGGTGCTTTCGGTTGCACTCTTAACATCGGGATCGCTCTCGCTCTCCTTGCCTACATCAACACCGTAACGGCGCTTAATATATTCTTTAGTCTGCGGTAGTTTCAAGATGATATAGTCCATATCTTCAATGCTGGTATAAACCCCATTTTGTGGAACAATCTGTTTAGGGTGAACAATAGACAAGCAGACTTCGCCTATTGTCGTGTGGGTTCTTTCGGTGTTATCCCACTCTATCAATAAAAAACCGCCCCCTTGAATAGGAACGGTGCGCGACATCATATCGTTTATTTCTTCTATCGGTAAGCGGTCAAGCTCATTGCGTATCATATCCTCAATCAGCTTAGCTTTCATCTCATCTTCTTGCCGTCTAGGTGTAACCTTCGGCTGCGGGATATTTGAATCAACCTGACTTTCGATTAATTCAGCCGTGATATTGCGGATATGTCCACTTAATAAAGTTTGTTGATCTTCGCTAAGTATAGGAGTTAAATCACGCTTGCCCTTGTAAAGTTCCTCGCGGTGCGTCATATTGGCGTATTCGTCGTTATAGGCAGATTCATTTCTGGTTAGTCTATCCTGCCATAATTGCAACTTAGCATTATCTTGCTTCTTCTTCATTCCTTACCTCCTCGGCTTTCCCCACTTTTTAATCAGATAGGCTTTGCCGTCTTTGTCAGCGTTTCTATAGTCTTCCCACATATCCTTAGTCCACTTCACTAGCTCGGCTTGTTCTCTCGGCCTGTGCATGCTCTGCTGATTCCTGATAGAATGCGCTATTGCTAAAGACATAATGCAGTCGTCATGCGCTCCGTCCTCGGCTTCCGGTCTATAGGCTTCGTTGCGGACAAATGTCAGCATCTCTTCTAAAGTGTCCTTGTCACTGACTATTGATATATCATCTCTAACAGCCTTGATAAGCTCTGCTATAATTGCCGGGCGTGTTTTCGATGTAGTAGCAAAGCCGAAACTATGCTTGATTTTATGCGTGAAGTCGTCTACGCTCTCTCTGACGTATTGGTGCGGGTATCTGATTCGCTCCAACTCCATCACTGGATAAGTGGAGTAATTAGCCTCTATGCCGATTAAGGCTTCGTTATAGTGCATGCCTAAACAATAGGCTTGTCTAGCGAATATATCTTCGGCTATAGCTGCTTCTTTGAATACGGCTACCTGTTCGCCTGTTGTATTGTCCAGGACTTGAAGGACAAAACTATCTGATCCTTCGCCTGCCGTGTCGCCGCCGATAACATAAGGATAACCCTGCTTTACCTCTTGGTATATCTTGATAAACCCTTGCTTATCGTCTACCCACTTTATATTTGACAAGGTTAGACCGTCATCATCAAAAGCAAAGTGACCTTGCTTGATTGGCTGTATGTTTTCGGCCATGCGCTTAGTAACCGCCAAAGCATCAAACACGCTCTTGCCGGTAACTCCCCACTGACCTAAACAATAAACAGTATAGTAGTATTCATCTGTATTAGCGAAGTTTTCCAGCGTCCGTTTAGCTTCATCATCAAGAAAACGATTGTCTTTGTAGGTGCTATGATGAGTCCTTGTCCTTTCGTCTTGCTGGTCAAAGAATCTCCGTTTAAGCCAGTGCATTATTGATACAGGGTTAAAACTAATTATGATCTGCTTATATCCGGGAGTCTCGCCTCTTAACCTAATATCAAGCTGATTAAAATCGCTCTCTAATAGCTCGCTGGCTTCTTCTATCCATATGCCTGAGATGCCGAAGATTGATTTTAACTTCTCTACATCATCCAATCCGGCGAACAGTATCTTACTACCATTGCCAAAGTTAATAGCCATATCCGACTTATTAACACTCTCTATACTATCGGCGTAATACTGATAGGCTTGATCTACTAATTGTTGATAGCATGATTCTCTGAGTGTCTTTGCTACCTTCCTGCAGACTAGCCACCTATGGCCAGCTTCCGAAGTGACGCGTTCTAGCACCTTCCTACCGGCAAAAATAGACTTACCAGAGCCACCGCCGCCCATAAGTACTAAGTATCTATGCTGATCCGCAAAGAGAGGCATAAACGACGGATTATTGCTCTCTTTTAAATCAATATACCATTGCGCCGCCTCGACCAATTCGTCTGATATTTCTGTTTTCTTCTTCGGCCTAGCCATTAATACACGGCGGTTATACCGCTTGAAACGCCAGCGATAGTAGTTGCGGTGTTAGCATGACCATTATCGCCTGTGCCGTTACATGTCGTCTGCCACGATACACCCGGAAAACTCGGATAATACGGAATAACAGCGTATCCATCTTGCCGCCCTTGCTCGTATGCGTCCTGCAAATGTTTCTCAAATTCTTTCTTCGTCAAAGTAATTTCGTCTTTATCGTTTTTTAAGTAAATAACAATAGGTTTCATCGTTTACTCTCCCCTAGTTTACATAATACCTTATTAACGGAAGTAAAATTGCATGATATTGCGGTTTTGGAAGTGTTTTGCCGTAAATATTGGCACTTTTCCGCATAAATATATCAATACTATGTATATATCATAGCTATTTATACATTAATGAAGGTGATTAATCAGCACTAATTATATACATCTTTACTACTCATTTTTAGTAGCTTTTGCGGCCTCGTAAGCCTCTTGTACCAACTTTAGTTTTTCGGCCATTGTCAGCGTCATCGTTTTAACTTCTGCTTGCGCGTTTATATCTGCATCTACCTGCTGGATAGGCTTCCCCCATGCATAGCTAACAAGAGCCTCTGCAGCTTTTAAACGGTGTTCCGGCTTGGCTTTGGCATCTTCGGCCAGTTCCAGCCAATATTCGACAGCCTTGCTTGCACCCTGCCTGAGCTTGGTCTTTAGCTCCTCTGGCATTTTAGGCCTACCGTTTGGATTTCCTGATTGACCTGGTTTAAACTGTGCTGGATTAACTGCTTTTTTACTGTTTGCAGGCATTCCCTCGCCTCCCTTCTATTATATGAGCTTAAAATATATATCTGGGTTACAATCGTAATATCAAATTAGTGATAATCCTTGACTATGGGTTACGTTTGTAATATATTACGAGTGTAATCTAAATTGATTATTTGAAAGGAGATTAATTAATGAACATTACCGAAAAAGCATTAAAAGAATACGCGATAAAGCATTCACAAGAAATAGTAATCCGGACTTATGTCAACGGTAATAGTAACGATGAGAGAAGAAATAGCACCGAAGCAGAATCCGCGATAATTGAATCAATTATATTCGGCGGCTTGCTTGCTATCAGATTCAGACAAGGGGAAGGCTCTCAAGGGGTTATTGATACCTGTGAATTTATTGGTAATCTACAG